CAAATTGGAATTTTGATAAATCTATCATTGAACAAGCCAAAGCAATGCACAAGGAGGAGATGATTGAATTTTGTTATTCATGGTCTCACGAACGAGCAGATAAAAATGATATTGACCAAGACTACAACGAAACATTTAACAATGAACAAACTAATTGAAAGAAGAGTGACTGCTTGTTTGTTAAACAACCCACACGCAAGAGATAACGATAATATCTTAATCGCTGACTACTGGGCAATGGAGATGAACGATAGTGGAATGAGACCTGAAAATGTACAAATGTTTTTAGATTTAATTAAAAACGGTCATCTCTGCAATGCACAAAGCATCACACGAATAAGACGCAAGTTGCAGATGTTCTATCCTCACTTAAGAGGTGAAATGTACCAAGATAGACACAACCAACAAGAAAAGGTCAAATATGATTTAGGTTATGCGGTGGACAAAGGATAAAGTAGATAAGTTGCGTGAGATGTATGTAGATACAGGAATTCACGAAATCTGCAAATATTTTAACGCAACTAAATCTCAAGTTTATTGTGCTGCTCAAAGTCATGGCATTAGACGTTCAAAGGAGTGGATGTACAACAAGGTTTATGTTGTTAAGCCAAACATACCAACGCAGTTTAAACCCGGTCATCAGAGCTGGAATACAGGCAAAAAAATGCCTAAAGGTTGGGGAGGCAACACCACTTTTAAAAAAGGTCATAAGCCACACAATTGGACTCCTGAAGGAACTGAAAGAATAAACAGAGACGGATATATAGAAATTAAAAGAAACGGCAAGTACAGACCTAAACAACGTGTTATTTACGAAGAATATTACGGAGTAAAAGTACCTGACATGGATTTGGTTATCTTTATAGACAATGATCGCAATAACTTTGCTATCGATAATTTAAAGCTAATCACAAGACAAGAACACATGAATAGAAACCATTGGATTAATCTTCCAGAGGACGTACAAGAAGTAATACATTTAAAAAAAACAATAACTAAATTAATCACAGAACATGGCAAAAGACAAAATTCAAGACCTGAGACACCATCTATTTGAAACTATTGAAATGCTTAAAGACGGAGACATGGAAATAGAGAAGGCAAGAGCAATCAGCGAGGTTGCACAGGTAATCATTAACTCCGCAAAAGTAGAAGTGCAATTTTTAAAAGAAATGGGAAGTAATAGACATACTGGGTTTATTCAGTTGGAAAATCCCGAAATTTAGTTTATATTTGCATACACCAAATCAGAGGGGTAGTAACAACACCTGCTGCCTCTCTTTTAAATATTAAAAACACAACCATGAGAGAGATGGTTAAGTTAAAAGATATTTGCCCGTAGTTAATAGATGTCTCTCTCACATCTATTTTCTATGGGCATTTTTTATTTATGAGAGAATCAATGATAATTTATCGCTCGTTCTATGATGCTATCAAAGAGCTTGAGCCACTACACCAAGCGAAAGTTTTGGAAGCAGTTTTTGAGTATGGATTAAACCAAAATCAAATTGATTTAAGTGGTTTACCATCTACAATCTTTAAACTTATTAAACCTCAATTAGATGCAAATTTGCGTAAGTATGCAAATGGCAATAAAGGAGGTAGACCAAAGAAAGCAAAAGAAAACCTAACTGAAACCAAAATAGAACCTAAACATAACCTAAACGAAAGCAAAGTAAAAGCTAATGTAAATGATAATGATAATGATAATGTAAAAGAATACAAAGAGAGTTTAAATTTATGGTTACAGTACAAGAAAGAGAAAAAGCAAACGTATAAACCTACTGGACTTGAAGCATTGAAGAAAACAATTGTTAAAGATTATCCAAACCCTTTAGACTTTACAAACGCTGTAGAGTATAGCATAGCAAATAATTACAGCGGTATTTATCCACCAAAAAAGATAACTTTGCAAACAACAACGATAACACATAAAAGAGCAACATTAGATGATTGAAATAGAAAATAGCATATTAGGACAAATGTTTCTTTATCCTGATGCACATAACTTTATAATGAAATTAAACCCTTTATGGTTTAGCTCATTTAGAAAAGACGTTGTAACTACAATGCAAGAGTTTTACATGAGCAATGAGCCTGTAAGTTTATCCTCTATTGGTTTACGCCATCGTGAACATCTGAGAGAGATTGCAACCATGCAAAATCTTGTAACTACAAACGTCAATTTAGAAAAAGAGATTCTTCAGATTGAAATTGCTTACAAGAAAAACAACATTCAATCTAAGATGGCTTATTTTAATTATGACCGTGATCTAAACGAAATAATAAGCGAAATCAATTTGATGTTGCAAGAGAACACCGTAAGTGTTGGGCAAAAAGCAAAAGTAATTTCTTCAGTTGCAGGAAATGTAATTGACACCTTATACGAGGCAGTTCAAAGAGGAACTAACATGACAGGCATAAGCACAGGATGGAAATACCTTGACAAATATTTAGGCGGTTGGAATAAAGGGAATATGGTTGTAATAGCAGGTAGACCTGGTAGCGGAAAAACTGCAATAGCTCTTTCACTTGCCATTGACTCCTGTAGACTTGCAAAGGTTCTATTTATTTCTTTGGAGATGTCAAAAGAGGAACTTGCAAAAAGATATCTTTCGTTTATTGCGAATGTAGAAAACTACAAAATAAGAAGTGCAAGGTTGACTGAATCTGATTTAAAACAAATCACAGAGCAACTTTACGGAATGAATATGGACTTCTTTCTTGATGATGGCAGCAATAGTGATATTAATGACATTATAGCGAAGATAAAACTACACAAAGCAAAACATGGGTTAGATATAGTTTTCATTGATTATATGCAGTTAATCAAAAGCCATCAGAAAATAAGAGAGCAAGAGATTGCACACATCAGTAGAACTCTTAAACTTTTGGCTAAAGAGTTAGGAATTACAGTTATTGCACTTGCACAACTTTCACGAGAAACTGAAAAACGAGCTGAAAAGAAACCAATGCTTTCAGACTTAAGAGAGAGTGGTCAAATTGAACAAGATGCTGATATTGTTTTATTTCCATTTAGACCAGCGTATTACTCAGACGATAAGCCTGAGATTGAAATGGATGCTGAGTTAATTATAGGCAAGAATAGACATGGGCAATGTGTATCTGTACCAATGTCATTTGAAGGGCGTTACACACGTTATAAAGAAATACTATGAGGCACGGAAGTTTATTCTCAGGTATAGGAGGATTTGATCTTGCTGCTGAGTGGATGGGTTGGGAAAACGTATTTCATTGCGAATGGATGGAGTTCCCTCGTAAAGTATTAGACTATTATTTTCCAAACGCTGATAGTCACATAGATATTTGTAAAACTGATTTTAAAAAATATGCAAACACAATTGACATTCTCACAGGAGGATTCCCTTGCCAACCATTCTCAATGGCAGGAAAAAGAAAAGGGAAAGATGATGAACGCTACCTCTGGGGAGAAATGCTTAGAGCAATTCAAGAAATTAAACCCAAATACGTCATTGCAGAAAACGTCTTTGGCATCACGAATATTGATGGCGGATTGGTATTCGAGCAGGTGTGCCTTGACTTGGAAACTGAAGGGTACGAAGTTCAACCGTTTATTATTCCAGCTGCAGCCAAAAACGCACCGCATAGACGAGACAGATGCTGGTTTATTGCTCAAAACACCATGTTCAACAGATGCGTACACGGAGAATCTAAGCAAGAAACAACAGAAGTTTGGCAACAGCGGAACACTTGCACAAGAAGTTCAGAGCGGATTCATTTATCAGAGAGGAATGCTACCGACACCGACAGTAATGGACTCAACAAATGCGACAGCAACAATGAAATCAACTCAAGTGAAGGAGGGCAGTATGCACTCAGTAACATTAGCAAGAGCAATGACAATGGGGATTCTGCCAAAACCAAGAAGCCGAGACTGGAAGGGATGCGAAGGGAGGATAGGGGATATACCGAGCTATGTAGAGGACACAATGGGCTACAAAACTGGCAAAAATTCCCAACTCAATCCCCAGTTTGTAGCGGAGATGATGGGCTTTCCACCAAATTGGACGGAATTACCTTTTCTAAATGGAGAGCAGAATCTATCAAAGGATACGGAAATGCAATAGTACCACAAGTAGCATTAGAACTTTTTAAAATTATAGAAACAATATGAACTACCAAGCCGATTTAATCACACTAAAAGCCCAACACGCTCGAATGAAAGCGAGATATGAGGCTTTGTTAGCAAAGAAAGACCAAGAGATTGAACTATTAAGAAACATGATTCTCAACCCAAAGAAGATAATCAAAGTGCATCACAAGAGCCTTGACAATCTGATGAAGATAGTTTGCTCTGTCACGAATGTGCTACCAACAGAGTTTTTTTCTAAATCAAGAAGGCAAGAGTATGTACTTGCACGATCATTCTTCTGCTACTTTGCCAACGTCTACATGAAAGAGGCAACGGTTAAAATAGGGTTGTATATCAATCGTGACCATAGCACAGTAATTCACGGCAGAAATATGATAGGAGATTTAGTGCATATTGGAGCTAAATACGAAATGAAACTATTCAAACAAATCGAAGCAGAATTGAATGCGATTCCTGACAATTACAATGAGGAGGTCTTACGAATCAATCCACATTTGTCTTAACACAGATGAGGAACTGATGTACTATTATAAAAAGTATATTAAGCAAGGATGGACGCTTTATTCAATAGACGATAGTAAACGTATTGTTTAAAAAATATTGAAAACTTGTTTAAAAATAGGGGTTAACTTTGATGTATCAGAAAGCAAGAAATCATAAAAGACTTAACGACTCAAAAGTGGGTACGAGATTTCTGTCAAAAGATTGCAGGAGAGTTAGCCTCTGATTTATACCAAGAACTCTTTTTGATTCTATGCGAAAAAGATGACAAGTGGATTGAAGAAAAGTACACGAGCGGTTACTGGGAAGGCTTCATTATCAGAATAGGCTTAAATCAATTTTACGGCAAACGCACAAACTTTCAAAAGAACTACCTTGCACCTATAGGACTTTACGACATCGTAGAAGTACAAGAGATAACCACCTTTGACAGCCACTACAGAGAGATGCTACATTTAGCTATTGAAGAGGTTGTAGAGTCACGAGATTGGTATGAACAGAAGATTTGGACGTTATACGCTGAAGGAGACAAGACTAAAGACATTAAACCACGAAGTGCCAGGAGCATAAGCAGAGCAACGGATATCAGTAGACAAGAAATCTTAAGGGTCATTAACACAATTAAAAAAGAAATAAATGCAAGACTTATTAGTGATTTTGGGAATAGCATCGATGAGTTTGATTTTTGTTAGAGAGTTTGGGTATAAATTTCCAAAGCCTTTTTCTTGTGAGCTGTGTATGGCTTTTTGGATCACACTATTTTGGTATCACTCATTGATTGGAATACCTTTTGCTTTCGCAGCAGCAACAACAGCAACTTTATTAAATAAATACATATGACCAAAGAAGAGATTTTGTACATTACCGGTGATGTATACCAGAACTTTCTAAAATGGAAAGCATCTGGAGTTTTCAGAGTAGCACCTGAAGATAACGTGAAGATCAGAGACATCTACTTTAAAGAGATGGGCAGACCGATGCCAACTTGTTCTAATTGTTTTGTTGAGTCCTTGTACTCACTAATCGTAAGAGCAAACGCACACCATGCCGAACTAATGGAAAAAGAAAAACAACTTGAAGCAGCAACAATAGCAACAGATGAACAACCAAAGAGAAGAAGGCGTAAATAGTTTCGGAGGTAATTGGTCAGATATCCAATGCTTCGATTGGGAAATGAGAAACGGAATCCACTTGGACAATCCGTCATTCATCAATCTCTACAAAGAAACTACTGAACTAATAACAAATGAAATTGAATTTAGTTCATTTACAGATTTAGGAGGTGGAGTAGGTGCTTATTGTCAGCAGATGAAAGCAGCAGGTAAAAAGGTAACTTACTACGACCTTAACCCACATCACTTCGAGTACGCACATGAAAGAAATGTAGCAGATTCATACCATTTGGGTGACTTCACCACTATGGTCATAAAAGGGGATTTAGTATCTTGCATTGAGGTTGCTGAACACATCACCGATGAAAAGCTAATACCTTTCTTTGCAAGGCTTGAATGCAACTATTTGCACTTTAGTTCTACACCGTTTTATACAAAGTTTGATGAAGACTGGGGACATATAAATATTAAGCCTAAAGCACATTGGATAGAATTTTTTAGTAAATTTGGATATACATTACACAAAGAAATAGAAAAGCCCACTAAATGGTCACTCCTCCTAAAGAAATAGGTAAATTTGTAAAGTGGTTACACGCTAACTACATACTCTTCGATATAGTAAGAGGCAAAGAGATTTATAAAAAAGGGGCAGAGACTTATTCAATTGACCAACTGATAAAGATCTATGAAGAATCATACAAAGACGTATCTTAAATATTTCGGCTATGATACATCAGATTTTATACCTTGTGAAATGTGTGGTCTTAAGGCTCAAGATATTCATCACATCGAAGCACGAGGCATGGGTGGCTCTAAACACGCAGATACAATCGAAAACCTAATGGCACTATGTAGAAAATGCCACATAGATTTCGGAGATAAAAAACAGCATAAAGAAATGCTAAAAGTAGTACACAAAGTAAAAATGAACGAATGCAAGTAAACTACCAATTCAACGATGAAGATAGAAGCGAACTTGAAATCTTCCAACAAGCACGACAAATGTATTTGGCACTAACTGAAATAGAAGACTATTTAAGAACAAAGACCAGATACAACGAGACCGATACCGAAGAAGTTATTGAGACTTACTCTAAAGTTAGAGAGAGAGTGCATGAAATAATTTGGGAAAATAAAATAGATTTACATCTGTGAATAATCTGTGAAATAATATGGCAAACGAACAGAACCTAAAACCGTTCAAAAAAGGCGAAGATGAACGCAGACACATGGAAGGTAGACCGAAGAAGTTCACTACTTTGATGAAGGAGAACGGCTACTCTTTATGCGAGGTCAATGATTCTATTCAGGCTATTATGGCAATGGACGAAAAGAACATTAAAGAGATATTAAAAAACGAAGAGGCAACGATGTTAGAGAAGACGGTAGCAAAGGCAATCATCAAAAGCTATGAGAAAGGCTCTCTTTATTCTATGGACACTTTACTCTCTCGAGTATTCGGTAAGCCAAAGGAAAGCGTAGAAGCAACCGTAGAAGCTAAAGTCATTAACGTAACATTGAATTTAGAATGACACCACAAGACAAAGCCAAAGAGTTAGTGTACAAATACAAAGACGCACCATTTAACTGCTTGGGATGTGATATGCCTTATTGCGATGTACCTTGCACTATGTTAAACATAGAAGAATCAAAACAATGTGCCTTAATTGCTGTTCAAGAAATGATTTACTTATTGGATGAACTACAAAGAAACAAAGAAGTAATTGAGCAGTTTGGATTTCTATTAGAGGTTAAAAAAGAAATTGAAAAACTATAATCATATTGTCGGGATCAACAAAATGATAAAAACACTACCACCTCGTTGAATACAACGACATGGTTAAAAAAGATAAAAACTATGACAACATATTTAGGAAATGCTTGGGAAGACCAATACGGTCTTAACGTAACAATCAACATTGAGAAATTAAACGCTGCAATTAAAAGCGGTGAGTTAGAAATCAACAAGTACGGTGACGTAAAAGTAAGAGTAGGGAAATTGAAATTACCTAACGAGAAGAGCAAGGCAACGCATTATGTCGCTTTGCCAAAGCCCAAAAACGATATGCCTTTCTGATGAGGATTCTTTGTTTGTTTGACGGATATACGGGAGTGAGCTTTCATAGGCTATACACTCCCTATGTTCGTATGCAGTTAGATTTGGGAGTTGAAGTAGACGTAAGCCATGATCAGAACGATTGGGTTAACATGGATTTTCAGAAGTATGATGTTGTAATTTTCAATCGATGGTTAGGCAGGTACCAATACAACATACTGCCAATTCTTGCAAAACTAAAAGTTCCTTACATAGTTGACTTGGACGATTACTGGGTGCTACCAAAGTACAACCCTGCATATCAGTTCTATAGAGCATACATCAAGGACGGAGTTAAAAATGCTTTGACCTATGCTGATGGTGTAATGGTCACTACTCCTCAACTTGCGGATAAGGTAACAGAGTTTTACAAAGGCGATAACATCTGCATTGCACCGAACGCTTTAGACTTCACCCAAGAGCAATGGATGGGGTATGAGCAGCACGAACCTACAATAGGGTGGATAGGTGGAATAAGCCACGTAGAGGACTTAAAGTTATTAAGTGGACAGATAGCACCACTTTGCGAAAAATACGGCTACAAGTTCTTAATGGGAGGTCACCACGAGAATAGTAGACTATGGGCAACGATGGAAGAGGCGATAACAGGACGCAAACAAAAAGACCGCCCTGATTGGTTCATCAGAAGAGAAGGAACTAACCCTGCTGCATACGGCAAGTTCTATTCAGAAATGGACATTGCTTTAGCACCTTTGACTAATCAGCATTTTAACCGTTACAAGTCAGAGCTGAAAATCGTTGAGGCTGCAGCTTATCGTTTGCCTATATTGGTTTCATCGGTAGAGCCATACACGAACCACCGTAACAATTTAGGGGTGTTTTTTGTTACCAATAACGATTGGAAAACTCCTTTAGAGCAGTTAATGAAATCGGGCAAATCTAAAGAGGTAGGAAAGATTAATCACGTATACTGCAACGAGCATCACAACATCCAGACTATTAATAAAACAAGGTTAGAGTTTATTCAAAAAGTAATAGCACCCTCATAAGCACCCTCAAGTTTAAAAAAGTTCATTTAAATAAACCACAAGTATAGGAATAATTCATGCAGATAAACTACAAGAGACCATATTTGACCTCATATCAAAAGGCAATACTTGATAGTCCTGCACGATATACAATTACTGCTGCGTCTACTAAAACAGGTAAGACGGCATCACATATCATTTGGCTATTTGAACAAGCCTTAACGCTAAAAGAAAACCAAGCGGTGTGGTGGGTTGCACCGGTATACCAACAAGCAGAGATAGCATTCCGAAGGATGAAGGCTCAAGTCAATGAAAAGAACTTCTTTCACTCTAATGAGTCTAAACTTGTTTTAACTACTCCTTTAGGCTCACGGATAGAATTTAAGTCAGCAGAAAAGCCTGACAACTTATACGGAGACGATGTCTACGCTGCTGTGTTTGACGAAGCATCCAGAGCAAGAGAAGATTCATGGTATGCACTACGTTCTACCTTAACTGCAACTCAAGGCAAGTGCAAACTAATCGGTAACGTCAAAGGTAAAAAGAATTGGTTTTACAAGTTGGGAGAAAGAGCCAAAGCAGGAGAGCCTAATCACGAGTACTTTAAAATAACGGCTTATGATGCAGCAAAAGAAGGCATCATTGAACCAGAGGAAATAGAACAAGCTAAACGAGACTTGCCGTCACATATTTTCAAAGAATTGTACCTTGCAGAACCTGCGGAAGACAACTCAAACCCTTTCGGGTACGATAACATCGAAAAGTGCATTATAAGTACCTCTTCGGGTATACCTGTAGCATACGGCATAGATTTAGCCAAGTATACGGACTGGACGGTTATTATTGGTTTAAACGATAGTGGTCAAGTATGTTACTTTGATAGGTTTCAAATGGATTGGTCTCAAACTTTGACAAAAATTGCGACAAAAATAGGTAACACTCCTGCGTATGTGGATGCAACTGGAAACGGAGATCCAATTGTAGAGCAGTTACAACGAACTAACCAACGAGTATATGGTTTTAAATTTACAAGCCAATCTAAACAACAAATAATGGAAGGTTTAGTAGTGGCAGTTCAACAACAAAAAATAGCATTCCCTGAAGGCGTTATCACCGATGAAATGCGTAACTTTGAATTTGAATACACAAGAACAGGCGTAAAGTACACAGCACCACAAGGCTTACACGATGATGCTGTATGTGCTTTGGCTCTTGCTTGGGATTGTAAACAACATAACAAAAAAGGAGTATTTTTTTATGCTTAATTGGAATGACATAACAATAGAGAAACTGCAACTGATAAACCAAGTTGACACAAACAACCCAATAGAACGCACAGCACAGATTGTCAGCATTCTAAAAGAGTTGCCTTACGAACACGTTGAGACTTGGACTCTTGACGAGTTGAGAAAAGTAGACCTTACCTTTTTAGAGAAGATTCCCAAGTCACCATTAAAGTTTAAGTTTAAGCATCAAGGTAAACGCTATCGATTAGTTAAGAACGCTCAAGAGATGAACGCTCACCATTTCATCGAATTGCAAGAATTAAGCAAAAAAGATGTAATCGAGGCGCTACCCGAGATTATTGGGTGCTTATCGTACCGTGTTAATATTTTTGGGCGCAGAGTAAAAGACGACTACGAAGTAAAGGTAGAGGCTTACAAATCACTTCCATTTGTCAAGTTTTACACTTACGCTCTTTTTTTTTCGACTCTCTTTCCAGCGTTATTAGACGCTACCCTAACTTATTTGAAGGAGAAGGAGAAGGAAGTGCAGACGCATTTGGATGGCTTACACTCATAGATAAGTTAGCAGGTGGCAGACGAGCAGAGTGGGATAAGATTCTTGAAATGCCGTTGATTGAGTTCTTAAATACGTTAGCCTTTCACACGACAATCAAGAAAGAGCAGCAGAAGAGATTAGAGAAGGCAGCAGGGCAAGGATTTGAAGCTTATGTCTGTGCTTGTCTAAATGAGATAATATAAAACGAGTGATTCGATACTGACATTAAGTTGGGTGTGAAAGCGGATTAACGGCTACATCGTACGGCTCGTTTTTTAGGACACTTTAGAACTATTGTTATTTATAATTGTATGGCTTTATCATTTAAGCATCAACCTGCTTCGGGAATTAGTTTTTTACCTGCATATAACGACAACATCTATGTAGTTAGTGAGAGTGCTTCAGGTACTTACTCGCAGTTTAACTTCAAGTTTAACACCGTAATCGTTGACTCAAACGCTTCTGGCAACATCACAATGCTAAAAGCACCTATCTACTTCGGTAGCACTAATAAGGGAGTCTTTAACATCAGCAGAGTTTTAGAAAACTATGTTACCTACGATTGGAACTACTCTGATAGTGCAGCAAGTGGATGCACAAATTCAGTTTTTAGATACCAAGCACGTTTCGGATATGAATACAGCACAGGTGCAACTACTGACATCATCTTATCTACTGGAGTAACTTCGGAATCAGCAAGAAAAGTATGGAACGCTGCTCTTTCTCCTGAAGAGTTCTTGACCTTTGCAGAGGCAGACTATTTAATGGGTACAGGCTCATCTGCTAAATTCCTAACACACAACTTTAATAAACGCATACACATTGACCAAAAAGATTGGCTCTACGCTTTACACGCTGGGACTCTTCATCATTTGGATGTTAGTTTTTCTCCAAGCGGTTCTACTACTATTAATGGGACGGCTCAAGACATTACTCGTTTCCCTATTGGCAGCAATATTCCAGGCGGTATTCCAATCGGTACGAAGTCATACACCATCACACCAAAGAACAGCAGCAACGCCACAATCGGAAGTGCCTATACTATAACGATAGACGAAAGGTGTAGCAAATATGGCGATGTAGATTTGTACTTTTTGAACAAGTTAGGCGGTGTTGAGTCATTTAGATTCTCGATGTTAAAGAGACAGAATCTCACTTACAATCGCAAGTCATACAAACGCAATCCATACACGCTAAACAACACAGCGGTCGAGTATCAGACAACAAACCAAGACCATCACAACACAGACTTTTATACTGACTCTACTACACGCTTCACGCTAAACTCTGACTTTATTACGGAGGCAGAAGCAGATTGGCTAAAAGAGTTGATAGGCTCTACTTATGTATGGATGTATGACGGATCACTTAAAGCGGTCAACATTAAAACCAGCGAATACGAGAGAAGATACCACGTCAATGACAAGGTTTTCAATTTGACTTTAGAAGTAGAGATTTCTTACAACGATAAATCACAAAGACGATGATAGAAATAATAGCTGAAGGCTATCAGTTAGAGGTAAACGATGATTTAAATCTACTCATTAATCGGGAAATTTCCGATTTACGAGAGCCAGAGAAACGATCATCAGATTGGAGTAAGACTTTTACGCTTCCCGGTACAAAGGTAAACAACAAGTTCTTTAACGCTTTCTTTGAGGTAGGTAAGGTAACCATCGGAGGCAACATTCAGCAGATATCGGACTTCAAGGTAAACAAGAAGGCTAATTGCACAATAATTGCACATGGCATGGAGCAGCTTGTCGGCTTCTTGCGATTGACAGAAGTTGTGCTAACTGACACAAATCAGATAGAGTATAACTGCACGGTGCATGGCGAGACTGCTGACCTTTTCACTAACATCAAGGATAAGAAGTTATCAGAACTTGATTTCAGCGAATACAACCACGTTTTAAATAAGACCAATATCGTTAATAGTTGGGATACATCTATTTGGTACGATGGTGCAAGTGGTACACCTTTTGAGCTTGGCAGAGGTTACACCTATTCTCAAATGTTGCCTAAAAGAGCAACTAAAGGCTATAACTCAAGAGAGTGGAGAGTTGATGATCATATACCTTGCCTTTACGCAAAGACCGTAATAGACAAGATTTTCTCTCAAGCAGGGTACAGATACACTTCTGACTCGTTCTTTAATTTAGAGCGTTTTAAAAGGCTTATTATCCCCTATACTAATTTAGGGTTTACAATTACAGATAGTCAACTTACAGATAGACTTTATCAGGCACAAGTAACAGGAAACACAACTATTCCATCCTGGGAAAACAATCCAACAGGTGCAACCATACCTGCCGCTAACGATTCAACAGGCGGTAACTTTGACAACGGTAGTAATTACAATAATTCAACTTATAAGTATACTTGCCCTGCAAGTGGTAGATATGAGTTTTATGTTACTTTAGACGGATCTTCTGCATACGTTGATACTGACGGTGCATTATGTAGAGCAGGATTTGGTATATTTGTCAATAACACCTTTGTCAATTTTATTGTAGTTAATGGGCAAATTCAATCAAATAACGCAGTATTTAATGAAACTCAAAGCAATTCAGTATCTTTAGTAGAAGGAGATGAAGTTGAGATTAAGTTTGGTGCTATCTATGTCAATTCAACTTCTGGTAGTATTGTAAGGCTATCAACTATTGACATTACAAACAATACTTATGTTTTTAATAAATCAAAGTCAAGTGGTTACGCTTATAAAACTGCATTAGACTTCGCTCATTTCTTTGTTGGAGAATACACACAAACCGAACTACTTGCAAACTTTGTCAAGATGTTCAATTTGTACATCGAGCCTACACAAGATAGCAAGGTTTTAAGAATACAAACAAGAGATAACTTCTATGTTGGTTCTGTTGATTGGTCTCAAAAATTAGACTACTCACAGCCTTATGACATTGTACCTTACGGAGAATTACAAGGCAACCCTTACAAGTTCTCATACAAGGAAGGTCAAGACGAAGAAAACAAGCAGTATAAAACAAATACTAATCAAGTATACGGAGAGCGTACCTATCGAATAGATAACGACTTCATCAAGAATGAGAAAAAGATAGATATCACTTTTGCACCTACTTTGCTTTACGAAGATGATTCAGTTTCTCGTTATTACTCCGAAGCAACCAATCAAGATGGTCAAGTAGGGGATTTGAGAATATTGTATTATGGGGGATTGGCTAATTGCTCAATTTACCGATTATACAACGAAGGCACACCCGGTATCTCTGATAATCAAACAAGCTATCCGTTAACCTTGCATATAGATGATCCTGCCAATATGCAGTTTGACCTATTGTTTGGTATGCCTCGTGAAATCAAGGCTTATTTGAACCTTGAGTATAGCAATCAGAATCTTGTTAATACTTACTATTATCAGACCTTAACAGAAATAACCGACAGAGATTCAAAGATATTCAGAGGCTTTTTCAGAATCACTACAAAGGATTGGCAGACCATGAAGATGTCAAACCTTTACTTTTTTGAGGGGCAATATTGGAGACTGCAAAAGGTGACTGATTATAACCCATTGGTAGACGATGTTTTTCAATGCGAGTTCTTATTGGTTAAATACTACAAGCCTTTCACACCGACTAAAAAGGGATTAGACTTTTCCGATGTCATTAATGCAGGAACTGGAGACGCACAGCAGATACCTTTCTCTTCAAAAGGTGGCAGTACAGGTGCATCAACAAAAGGAGTTTATGTCGGTAACTCTGAAGGCAGAGGCGGTCAAAATGTAGTAGTAGGAAACCTTAACGCAGTAGGAGGTGACTACAATGTAGTTACAAGTTCGGAGCGTGTTATCATTCCAGACGGCTACGATAATATAACTGCAATCAGATGCGACAACTACCAACCACCTTATTCAGATAGGCTTTACGTTGAGAACTACCCTTGCTTGGGAAGTTGGATGTCAGGAGGAAAGGTTACAAGTATAACTACGGCAGATTCGCCATATTTAGCCACTTCTGAAGATTGGTTAATTCTATGTAACACCGATGGAGGGAATATCACCGTAACTCTTCCAACACCATCAACAGAAAACAGCGGTAAGATGTACACGGTTAAAAAGACGGCATCAAATCACTCGGTAACCATTAACGCAGGAGACGGCTCTATTTTGATAGATGACGCTACCTCTCACACAGATAACGCTAAAAACGGCTACGACCAAGTAGTTAGTGATGGCACTCAATATTGGATAATAACACACGGACACTAATGGCAATAGAAACTTCAGTTAATATAGACGTAAACGTAGACGGAACGGCTACGGTCAAACAAGCTGCACAAGGCTTTGAAGATTTAGGAGATGCGGTTGCAAAAACTCAACGAGAAGCGGAAGCATTAGCCTTGCAATATGGGCTGACTGATCAACGTACACAAGATGCTATCAAAAGAGCAGGGATGTACAAAACTCAATTAGAGGCTTTGGACTATGCTATTGATAACGCAAAGGTATCTTCAGAGGCTTTATTTAGAGCAACACAAGCCTTGATTGGTGGATTTCAAGCAATAGTTGGTTCGGTAGCTATTTTCGCTGGTGAATCGGAGGACTTGCAAAGAATTCTTTTGAAGGTTCAAGCATCAATGGCTATTGCTCAAGGTATTAAAGATTGGAATGAGTTTAGCGGTGCATTAAGACAACTTGCAAGTGTAATAGGAGAGCGTTTAGTTGTAGCATTTTCAAGTTTAAGAGCAGCAATAGCATCAACTGGTATAGGTATTGCTGTCATTGCAGTTGGTACATTAATAGCTAAATTTGTAACTTTACAAGAAGAAACAAAAAACGCAGCAAAAGAGCAAAAAGATTATAATGAAGAAGTAGCTAAATTAAGAAGAGAACGTGAGCAATTACAAAAAGGAGACGAGCAGTACACCAGAGATGAATTAAAAAGGGTTTCAGAAAGACTTGCAGCAGGACAAAGAGAACTTAAAGAAAAAGTAGAGGCAAGAACAAAGTATTTAAACGATTTAAGAGCATTAGGAGTAGAAGAAGCAGAATCTGATACAAAAAGAGCAGCAGATAACCTTAAACAAATTGCTTTAAATAACGATAGACTTGTAGTAGAAAAATTAAAACTTCAAAAAACAGTACAAGAATATGATGACCAAGCAGCAGCAAGGGCAAAATCTCAAAGGGAACTAAACAATAAAAGCGAAAAAGAAGAAATAGATTCTTTTGCCTTATATATCCAAAGAGAAAGAGAAAAGCGTGAACGTGAGTTAAGGACTTTTTCAAATAAGCAACTTGAAGAAACAGACATACTTGCTCAAAATCAGTTAGAACAAGTTACAATTACTTTAGATGCAATTCAACAAAAACAAAAATCTACTCTTGAATTAAGCCAATTATTTATAAAAGCGTATGGACGAGAGTTAGTAGATACATTTGTAAACGTCTTTGGTGCTATCTCTGCTCTTCAAACAGCATTTGCAGGGGAAGATGAAGGTAGACAAAAGAAAGCCTTTGAAACAAGAAAGAAACTTGCTTTAGTTCAAGCATCTATTTCAACTATTGAAGCAACTATTGCGGCTTTTAAATCTGCTCAAGAGTCACCATTAACTGCGGTGTTACCTGCTTATCCTTTTATTCAAGCAGCAGCAGCAGCAGCCTACGGATTAGCACAGATTCAACAAATCAGAAATCAAACTTTTTCTGGTGGTCAAGTAGGTACACCAAGCCCTAATCAAGGTGCAAATGTTCCAAGCGTTCAAGTTCGTTCTTCATCATTGCCTCAAACAAATGACATTTTATCTCAAAACAGGAAAGTGTACGTGCTTGAGGGCGATATAACAAGAACACAGCGAAGAGTAGCATCTAACCAATCAGTAAGCGTGTTAGGTGGTTAAAATTGAGCCAATTAAAACAAATCACTAATTATAGAAAATGGAATTACCCGTTTACAAACTGATTATCAACCCAGACGATGAAACAGGTGTGGAATTTGTATCTCTTGTGACTAACCCTGCGATAGAAAGAGACTTCCAATACTTTGACAAGCAACTATTTTTTAACGACTATCCAAAAGCAGCATCTCAAAACGCACAGAGAGGAATAAACCTTAACCAAGCAATCGGGAATGAGTGTGCTACGTTAGTGGGAAAGAACAGAGCAAGGCAATTAGTTGCAAACGAGAATCTATCAATAGAAACAATCAAACGTACTTATTCTTATTTGTCAAGAGCTAAAGAATACTACAATCCACAAGACACCAAAGCGTGTGGTACTATTTCTTACCTTTTATGGGGTGGAGAAGAGATGTTAAGATGGACTGAACGCAAACTTGAAGAGTTAGAGTTAACTAAAGCAAGAAAGGCACGTTTTGAGATTCAGAACGAAGAGAAACGTATCATCTCTGGTGCTGCAATGATTGCTGATTTACCTATTTACCGGTATGATGAAATCAGAGGTGAATACTATGTCGTATTTGACAAAGAGACCATCTTTGAAATTGCCAAGAAATGGGCAAGAGGTGATAAGTACGATGCTGTTAACATACATCACGACAAAGCAGTAAAAGGGCTATCTCTATTTGAGTCTTTTATCGTTGACAGAGAAAGAGGTATTATGCCTCCTAAAGGTTACGAAGAAGTTGCTGATGGATCATGGTTCTTGTCTTACATTGTAAATGATGATGAAATATGGGCAAGAGTCAAAGAAGGCGAGTTCAAAGGCTTTTCTGTAGAGGGAATGTTTGACTTCCAAGAGTCAACTGAAGATAAGATTGCTAATGCTATGGTCAGCAAATTGAAACGCATCCTTGAGAAATGGAACGGTAAAAATTGAGCCAAAATAAGTAAACCACTAATTAAATATAAAATGAATTCAAAAGAAGTTATTTCAGAAATCAGAACATTATTGTTCGGTGCTGAAGAGCAGAAGGTAGAAATGGCTACCGCTACGCTCGTTGACGGCACTATCGTAGAATGGGAGGGAGAACTTGCAGTAGGTACTCCTTTATTTGTTCAAACTGGCGAAGGTCTTATTCCTGCTCCTGACGCAACTCACGAAGTAGAAGGCGGAATGCTTGTAACTACTGAAGGAGGTATCGTTACCGAAATCGTAGAAACTGAAGCAGAGGTAGAAGTTACTATCGAAGCTAATGAGTTTGCATCGCTTGAGTCTTTCAACTCTTTGTTAGACAAGTTCAATGAGGTTGTATCTCGTTTAGAGGCAATCGAAAAGAAAGCAGCAGAACAAGAGGCTAAATTCAACTCAATGAAAGAGGTTTTTTCAAAGACCGTTGACTTGGTTGAAAAAGTAGCAGAATTACCATCTGAAGAACCAACAAAAGCACCTGCAAAGATTTCCAAGAAAGAAGAGCAGTTTGCAAACATCATGAAAATCGCACAAACCCTAAAAAATAAATAAAAATCATGGCATTTAACGTATCAGGATTAGCTAATTACACCAACGAGCAGTCTACAGAGTTAGTACTTAAGTCTTTGTTTGGTGGCAAAACTGCCGCTATCTTACAAGCAGCAGGTCAAGTTCAAGTAGGAGTAAAATCAGCAGAGGCTTTGAACATCTTAACTTCAGATGTTTACTTCCAAGCTGACGGATGTGGTTACACCGCTTCGGGTAACACTACTTTCACTCAACGTAACATCACCGTAGGTAAAATCAAAGTTGAAGAGACTTTGTGTCCTAAAACTTTGGAAGCAAAGTGGATGCAGACTCAAATCGCTCCAGGTTCACCAACTGAAGTACCTTTCGAGGTTCAAATCGGAACTGACAAATCTAACAACATCGCTAAATTGTTAGAAGTTTCTATGTGGCAAGGTGATACTGCAACAAGCAACACTAACCCTAACACTAACCGTTTTGACGGATTCACTAAAATCATCGATGCGGCATCTGCTTCTACAATCGCAGGTAACACTTCATCTGCAACTGCAATCACTATTGCAAACGTAGACGATTTGATTGACAACATCTACGCTGCTGTTCCTGCTGACATCGCAGATTCTGATGACTTGGTTCTTTGGGTAGGTATTGATACTTTCAAGAAGTACACTACTGCTTTGAGAAATAACAACTTGTTCCACTATGCTGCTGACAGCGAAGGAATGGAGTTAATCATCCCTGCAACTAACATCAAGATGATTGGTGTAGGCGGATTGAACGGTACTAACAGAATGTTCTGTGGTCGTTTGAGCAACTTCTTCGTAGGTACTGACCTTGCAAATGAGGAAGAAGAATACAAATTCTGGTACAGCCAAGATAACGATGAAGTTCGTTTCAGAGCTACCATGAAGTATGGTGTTCAGATTGCGTTCCCTGATCAAATCGTTCAGTTTAAATTAGCATAAGGAGGTAGAAAATGGCTTGTAACTTAACCGCAGGTTTTACTTTAGATTGCAAAGATTCAGTAGGAGGCGTTAAAGCTATCCACTTGGTAGACTTTGCATCAACAGGATTTACCGTTAGCGGTGGAGAGGTTACAGCAACTACCATCGCTTCTGGCAGCGTATACACATACGAGATGCCAAAGGGTGTTGGTTCTATGACTACCACTACTAACGTATCACAAGAAAACGGAACTGTATTTAACCAAACTGACGTAGTAGCACGTTTACGCAAGTTGGCAACAACTAAACGTAACGAGTTGAAACTTCTTGCTCAAAACAGAGTTTTCTGTGTAGTAGAAGACAACAACGCTAACTACTGGCTTGTAGGTAAAGAGTACGGATGTGACATCACAGCGATGACGCAAGAGACCGGTACTGCAATGGGTGATAACTACGGCTACAATTTCACTTTAAGTGCGATTGAGGCAGAAGCACCTTACAAATTGCAAACTGCTGTTGTGACTGCTTTGGGTATCTAATATTGTTTTCTTTCATTGGGAAAGGGGAGGCTTCGGTCTCCCTTTTTTTATGCCATTTCTGAAAAATTGCTAATTACATAAAATGCTACAGATAAATAAGGCAGAGTCTAAAAATTGGTATCTCACGTTAACGGAGAAAACCACTATTGCAAATCCTACTTATTTATTCTCGTTAAAGCATAGACTTACCGCTGTTGAGTATAACTTCATTCTTACAGATACTTCTTCCTACAAAGAAAGATACAACGAATTTGCGATTACAGAGGGTACAACCGTAACTCTTGACGCAGGTGAGTACGAATACAAGATCTACGCTCAAACGTCTCCTACTAACGTAATTCCTGCAAACGCTGACGAATTAGTTGAGCAAGGAATAGTCAAAGTTGACTTTGATGTTGTTAGAACAAGTTACAGCGTAACACTAAACGAAAAAATATACGAAATTGAAGCACCAGAAACAATCGCTTATCTACTTTTGGAAAGCGGTGATTTCTTACTTCAAGAAGATGACTCTAAAATTCTACTATAATGCCAGATAAAAAAATAAGTGCTTTAGATGCCATTGTAACGATAGCAAACGATGACGTTCTGCCTATTGTCGATAACTCTGCATCTACTACCAAGAAGATAAGCATTACACAAATTAAGGCTCAATCGCCTGTTCAAAGCGTAGCAGGTAAAACTGGTGCTGTAACTTTGGATAAGTCCGATGTAAGTTTGGGCAATGTCGATAACACTTCAGATGCTGACAAGCCTGTATCTACTGCAACACAAACTGCCTTAAACGCTAAACAAGCTACTTTAGTAAGTGGGACTAACATTAAGACCATTAACGGAACTTCGCTTTTAGGAAGCGGAGATATTACAATTAGCGGTGGTGGTGGGATTTCTGACGGTGACAAAGGAGATATAACTGTTAGTGCAAGTGGAGCAACTTGGACTATTGATAACGGTGTTGTAAGCAATGATAAATTAGGCACAGGAATAGACGCTGCAAAGTTGGCTGATGGTACGGTAAGTAATGCGGAGTTTCAATATTTAAACGGTGTTACATCTGCAATTCAAACGCAGTTGGACGCAAAGGTTGACGAAAACGCTGCAATCACAGGAGCGACAAAAACAAAGATTACCTACGACGCAAAGGGTTTAGTAACCGCTGGAGCAGATGCTACAACGGCAGATATTGCAGATAGTACCGATAAGAGATATGTAACTGATGCACAATTAACGGTTATTGGAAACACAAGCGGAACGAATAGCGGTGATAATGCAACTAATTCGCAGTATTCAGGCTTAGCGGCAAGTAAAGAGGACGTTGCAAATAAAAGCACATCAGTAACAACAGACCAAGCCTCCAATACTAAATACCCATCAGTTAAAGCGGTGTACGATTGGGCAGTAGGGTTATTTGCTACCATTGCAAACCTTGCCTTAAAGACCGATAAATTAGTAGTCACAAATCGCCAAACCGCATCTTACACCCTTGTTTTAAGTGATGCTGATAAGTTGATTGAGATGAACGTAGGTAGTGCAAATAACCTTACAATCCCTTTAAATTCTTCAGTTGCATTTCCAACAGGAACTCAAATTCTACTTGCCCAATACGGAGCAGGTCAAACAACCGTAGTTGCAACAAGTGGAGTGACTATCCGAAGTAACGGAGGAAAGTTAAAATTAAACGTGCAGTATAGCGGTGCTACTTTGATAAAGATAGCGGAAAATGAATGGTACCTCTTTGGGGACATCGTAAGTTAAAGTATATGATTTTAGCAACACACGGATTTTTGGCGAGTTCAATAGGGCAATTTGACGCAGATGCTCAAGCATTTTTTGACCGAGTAACAACTGCAGGAGGCACACTTTCTACAACTGAAAAAAATGCGGTAAACACGTTGGTTATTCAAATGAAAACCGACGGGATTTGGACTAAGATGAAAGCCATTTACCCAATGGTCGGGGCAAGTGCAGCAGCGTGTGCTCAGAATTTAAAGAGTTCAAGTTTTACGGGTACATTTACAAGCGGTTGGACTTTTGCGAGTACGGGTGTTACTCCGAATGGTACGAGTGCATATTTAAATTCAGGTTTAGTTGCAAATGGCAATATAAGCCAAAATAGTTGCCATATTAGTTATTATTCAAGAACTGATAATGCTTTATTGGCAGTAATAATGGGTACATATATACCAAACGCTACATATTTAACGGCAAGATTTGCTGCTGCTGGTGCTTGGCACGCTAATAATTCTACTGAAAGACCTGATAATTTAACTGAATGGACAGATAGTAGGGGTTTTTTTGTTAGTAATCGCATATCAAGTAGCGGGATGTCAGTTTTTAGAAATACTATAAAGCAAAGTGATAATACTTTATCAAGTACGGGTTTATCTAATTTATCTATTTGGATTGGTGCGCAAAACAATAACGGAAGTCCAAGATTACCAACTAACAAAGAATGTGCTTTTTCTTCCATAGGTGACGGATTAACCGACACTCAAGCATCTAACTTTTATACAGCCGTTCAATCGTTCCAAACAACTTTATCACGTCAAGTATGATAGGATATATTTTAACAGAAGAACAAGCAGAACAAGTACAAGGCGTTTTTATTAATCCTTATTGCTTTATTAACTGCGTTCAAGACATTAACGGCACTTGGTTCTTTTTCGGCAACGAGCAAGACAAAGAGGTTTTTAAAGATTCCGAATATATGTGGTTGTTTGACTTACCACAAGGAGAATACATACCACCACCATCACCCGAACTACCACTATGAAATTCCCCATAACATTCGAAGAATTTAAAAGCGACCCAAGTAAGGCAATTATGTTCCTTTTGCTTGTTGTCGTGAGCGTGTTATACTACCGAACGGAGTCACAATCTAAAAGCATAAATGACCGCTGCGAGAAGAGACTATTGGAGTGCGAGGCGAAACTCGAAAAACTATCAAGGCAGTTAAAAACGCAAGATTCATTGTGTTCTGCGTTAGTTACTGAAATAACCCTTTACAAAAAATTAGGTAAGATATGAAATTTTTAGCAGCATTGGGGCTTGTTGTGTTAATCACTGCCCTATCGGTTAAACCACCAACCATCGAAGAGAAAGTGGAAGAGCAGATTGAAGAGAGCCAAGAAGTGCATGATAGTGCAATGCAAGTTTTAGTTGAAATTCACGAGGCTAACGACTCACTTTTAATAGAGAAGTACTTTGGCAAAGGTTCAGCAAAATAATCATAGTGCAAAGCCTAAAGCGAAATTAGGCAGACACAAGAAACATAAGAATAAACACGAATCGTTTAAACCAACAAAAGGACAAGGAAAATGACTGAATTTTTAAGAATAAACTTTGCTGAATCAAAAATCCCTATCTTCAAGGAGAATAAGGCAAAGAACTATATCACCTACGGAGCGGATAATCGTTATCCTAATATGCTGATTGACTTGTTTAATAGTTCACCAAAACACGGTGCTATTGTAACTCAAAAGGCAGAATACATTGCAGGTGATAAAACAGAGGTAGTAGCAAAAAGCACAGAGCAACTAACCATAGCAAATGATAGACTTGCCTCAATTAACGCTTACGAGTCCTTTGATGACGTTAAATCAAAAATTGCAGCAGACCTTGAACTTTTTGACGGCTTCGCTTTGGAAGTTATTTGGAATAAGGCGAAAACCTCCGTAGCTGAAATCTATCACTTACCCTTTCAAAATGTGCGTCATTCACTTGACGGTCACTATTGGTATGCTGAAGATTGGTCAGATAGAAGAGTAGAACCAATTTATTACTATTGCTGGAATCCTTTAACCAGAGAAAATAAGCAACTATTTTATTTTAAGTTGTACAAAGCAGGACAAGGCGATTATCCTACTGCACCATATCAATCAGCTCTTAAATACATAGAGATTGACACGGAGATAGCAAACTTCCACTTAAACTCAATTAAGAGTGGTTTCTCTGCACAGACCTTACTTCAATTGTTCAAGGGCATTCCAACTCCTGAAGAGGCTCGTCAGACAATGAGACGTTTTAAGGAGAACTTTAGCGGAACGGATAACGCAGGTTCAATCATCATTCAGTTTAATGATCCGAACGAAACGCCATCTGTCGTTAACAACTTAGCACCGTCTGACTTTGATAAGCAGTTTGACCTTTTAAACCAAACTGTGCAGCAAGAAATATTGATGGCACACAGAGTTACTTCTCCGATGTTATTCGGCATCAAAACAGAAGGTCAACTTGGTGGACGTTCAGAACTTATTGAGGCTTATGAGGCTTTCCAAACTGCTTACATTGAGCCAAGACAGAATCAAATGGATAGAGCGTTAACGTCTATCTTTAAATATATCACTCCTGTTAAACTCATTACCAAGAACAAACCTCCTATCGGACTTGACTACGTTCTTTTGTTTGAAAAGGGTATTATCTCTCAAGCAGAGGCTCGTAAAGAAATGGGAATGACAGAAACGGTGCAATTTTCAAAACAGAGTTGCTCTTGCTATACAGAAAACCCTTTTAACTGGGATGATGATAGAGATTTAGAAGTGTTCTCAAAGTACGGTGAATCTGCTGAAATGTTTGAGGCTTTGCCAATGCAGTTTGCTTCTGCTCTTGAGTTGATTATCTTGCAGTTCTTACAAGGTAATAACCAACTTACTTTGCAAGACCTTGCTAATAACATCAAAGAAGATCCTGCGTTAATTGCTGAAGCGGTAGACCGCATGATTAACGATGGCAGAATAGTTCCTAACGATGCTGTTTTAAACATCAGCGAAGAAGGTAGAACAGACTTAAGAAGGTCAGGACTTGACACAGAGTTAGTAGTGCGTTACACTTATGAGAAAGCACCGGGTATCAGCGGAGGCGATGTTATCCCAACTTCGAGAGATTTTTGCAGAAGACTCATCGCTTTGAATCGTGTGTACTCAAGAGAGGATATTGACCAAATCAGTTTAGTTTTACAGCGTGAATACGGAATACCTGGTTATGACGCTTGGAAAAGAAGAGGCGGTTGGATGACCGTTAAAGGCTCTTCTCCTGCTGTTCACGTTCCTTACTGCCGTCACATTTGGAAATCACAATTATTAAGAAGAAAAAATGGCTAATTTCGTTTACTTTATATCCGTTTCCTTTTTAAAGGACAATACACCCATCAACGAAAATCTTGATGATAAACTATTAAAGTCTGCTATCAAAGAGGCTCAAGAGGTTTACGTTAGAGATGTAATCGGATCAGGTATTTACAATCAGTTACAAGACCAAGCATTTAATGGCACGTTAACTGCTGATAATACAACACTTTTAGACTCTTATATTGCACCTTGTCTAAAATATTACACATTGGTGGAGTCAATGCTTCCAATGACGTTTAAATTCTTAAATAAAAGCGTATCTTCGAGGACAGCAGACAATGCTAACCCTATCACACCATCAGAGTTGACTTTGATAGAACAGAGATACAGAGACAAAGCGGAATACTACGCTGAAAGATTAAGAGATTATCTCAAGGAAAACCCGACTCTTTACCCATTGTACTTAAATCCTGGAAGTGGATTTGATGTAATACACCCATCAAATACGGCTTTCTTTGGAGGTATGTACTTACCCGGTGGTGAAGACGAATGCTTTAAAAATTATGACTTCCCTCAAAAATAAATGGCGATTAAAAAACGAGAAGAAACTAATCAAACTTTATGACGTTAAATCAGATAATCAATCACATCCAAACACAAGCGGAAGCACACAAAATGGTGGGCAAGTTCGCAGTAGGAGCTGAATTTGACTTTGCGGTTGAAGAGGTTAAATACTACCCTTTAGTTTGGTTAGTGCCTAACGGCTTTACTTTTAACACAGAAGCAAGATTAGTTAGTTACAACTTTGCAATGCTTGTAATGGATAGGCAGTTTGAGAGCGGTTCTAACACGATTGAGGTGCTTTCAGACACAGCAGGAATTATTTTAGATATAGTTACTTTAATTAAACGAAATGTTACGGATACAGACTTCGAGATTGTCGTTAGTGCAACGGCTGAACCTTTCTATGATGCTAAATCTGATGTTGTTGCTGGGCATGGTATTGACTTTGTTGTTAACACGCCCTACCTCGAAAGCTACTGCGACATCCCAACTTGATACAAGTAGAGTAGTCATAATCAGAGAAATCTATGAGATTGAAAAAAAGCATGATAGCATTTACAAAGTATTTGCTGATTCTATCACTTCTGCTCACACCACAGAGAGCATTCTCTCAATACTCCGACAGCACGATTAAGGAAATAAATTTGCGTCTATTAGAACTACACAAATGTCGTCAAAAGCAGTCATTATACGTCAAATTGGCGGCTAATGACTCAATAACCATACAAGAACAGCACTCACAAATCATCCAACTTAAAAACGCTAATTTTGATTTAAAAGGGGATGCAAAGCGATACAGAGACTTTGCCATTATCTCTTGGTCACTAATCATATTAGCACTATTTATATGAAAAATAACGTTCATGTATTACGCAACAACTTCACCTCTAAAAAGGTTTTACTCATCTCTGATGCCCATTGGGATAATCCAAAATGCGACAGAGGTTTGCTTAAACGTCACCTTGATCAAGCAAAAGAAATCGGAGCGGACATACTGCTCAACGGTGATACTTTCTGCTTAATGCAAGGAGCATACGACCCAAGAAAAAACAAAAACGACATTAGACCTGAACACAACAAAGCAAACTATTTAGATGCGGTTGTAAGTGATGCGGTAGATTGGTTCTCACCTTATGCTCATTTGATTAAAGTTGTAGGTTATGGTAATCATGAGACCGCTATTCTCAAACGTCAAGAAACAGACGTAATTGAACGCTTTGTTTTTGGTTTAAACTCAAAAAACAATACTCAAATTGAAGTTGGTGGTTATGGTGGGTGGATAGTTTATTCATTTAGCAGAGAGCCTAACAGAGGCGGTTGTTCTTATCGCATTAAATACTTTCACGGAAGCGGTGGCGGTGGACCGGTAACAAGAGGAGTGATTCAGTACAATCGTATGTCTACTATGGTAGAAGGTGCTGATATGATTTGGATGGGACACGTACACGAAGACCACGAATTGACATACACGGTTGAACGAATAAACGAATCTCACAAAGTTCATTTAAGAGATATTTTAATGATTAGAACTGCAACTTACAAAGAAGAGTACAATGATGGTAAAGGATGTTGGCACGTTGAAAGAGGAGGCACTCCGAAGCCATTAGGCGGTAGATGGTTAGAAATGCATCCACAAAGAATTATTAAAGACGGCAAAGAAGAAATTAAAGTTACAGCATACACTTACAAAACATTATGAGAGTAAAAGTAAACTTTGTTTTTCAAGAAGATAACATCGATCCAATCTACGAAAAGTTAGGTCTGGATATGGGTGCAGATGCTGTTGAGATAATAGAAGAGGGGTGGTTAGACCTTAATCACGTTATCGCTGCGACAGAATTTTACGAAATGACTCATGTATATTGCATTGGTAATCACACTTTTTTAATAGATTTGCCGTTAAATGAATTTGAAGCACTATGGACTTAGTTAACAAACCACCACATTATCAAGGCGAAGTTGAAGCCATAGATTCAATTAAAGCAGCAATGAGTTATGAAGCATTTAAAGGTTATTGTCAGGGTAATGCTCTTAAGTATATTATCCGTTATGATCGTAAAAACGGAGTTGAAGACCTACGAAAAGCAGAATGGTACATCAACAGACTTATTAAACATTTGGAAAATGGCAAAAATAGAACACTCTAACATCGACTACATCCTTAAATGGGAAGGCGGTCTATCTAAACACAAGGCAGATACAGCCTCAAGGCATCCTGTACCTGACGGAAGCGGATTTCACACTAACAAGGGAATCACTTGGATGGTATGGCGTACTATTAACGGCTCAACACCAGAGTCTATTGCACGTTTCTATAAAATGACGCATACTGACTTTTTAAGCGTTTATCAGAGATATTGGGATGGGGTTAACGCTACTGCTATAAACTCACAAATAATCGCAGAATTTTGGGCAGACTTTGCTTGGGGTAGTGGGATAGGTGGTGCTTCACGTCAGATGCAGCGTTTTTTGAACTCTCACGGCTTTAATTTAAAAGTTGATGGTAAGATAGGGCAGCAGACAATTAATGCTTTAAATAGCCTTATTTCGCAAAAGTCAGAAAAGTGGGTTTTTGAGAGTTGCTACGCTTGGCGAGTTTCATTTTTGCAGTCACTTACTTCGTTTAAGGACTTCGGCAAAGGTTGGCTTAATCGTATGCAGGACTTCTACCTATACGCTAATCGTGAATTGATGAAATGAAGAGCGTTGAAGATATAGGTAAAGAGTGGAGTAGTTACAACCCACCATCGGATGATGGCATTTTGCGTATTATTCAGAATTGGGGCAATGAGCTAATTTCTAACTTTCGTTCTAATCTTCAAAAAAACAAGAGTCTTGCATCTCGTAACCTTTACCAACAGATTGAGCCATCAATAAGCACACAGCCTAAAGGCTATAACTTAAAGATTCAGATGTTGGATTACTGGAAGTATGTCGAGAACGGCAGACCTCCAACACGAACAAACTCACCAAGCAACCCAACGCTTCAAAAGTCTATTGAAGAGTGGATTGTTAATAAGGGTATTCAAGTAAGGACATCCAAGAACCAAGATAGACGAACTGCGATTAAATCTCTTGCATACGTTATCGCAAGAAAGATTCACAGAAATGGCACAAAAGCAAGACCATTTATATCACCGGCACTCACGGACAAAACGATGCAAGTGCTATCAGATAGAATCGGAGTTTACATAGCAGAGTCTTTAGCAGGGGAATAATCGGAATTACCGATATTTGTCCAGTTTTTATTGTAAAAAACATGACTATATTTTGCCACTAAATCTGATTAGGTGGTAATTTATAAACTCTTATTTGTAAAATATTTTTGTAATATTAAAAGTTTTTGTATATTTGCTGCATGGAACTGAAAGAAATCATTGCAGTAATTAAGCTACACAAGAAGCACGGCTTAATCAAGACCGTTAGCAAGAAGACAGGTGTATCTATGCCAACCGTTAAAAAGTATCTTGACGGTGATGTAATTAACCCAAAAGCGATGTTGGTAATAAAAACAGCATTAGAGGAGGTGAACAAATGAAAGCATCAATTCATTTAGAAGTATTTGACGAAACTATTGTAGTCACTTACGATGACTTTATTTCTGTTGAGTTTGATAGGTTTGAGATTGAAGACCTTGTAGCATCTAAACTATTTCACGAGTTTGCAGACCACATTGAAAAAGTAGACATTGACGAGCATCCAGGCTTTGACTATATCTTCAACTGCGATAATGTTGATCCGATTGTCATTTACGATGCAATTTTAGACCTTACCCAATTCGGAGTTAACCCAATAAAACTATTATGATAACCAGCGAAAAAATCACCAACTTAACGAAGGCTATGTTTAGCTTTCAGACAAAAGTTAGCAGCGTTAAAAAGACTGCAAACAACCCACATTTCAAAAAGAACTACGCAGACTTAACTGCTATTCTTGAAACCATCAACCCAATCTTGCAAGAATGCGGTCTATTAGTTACACAACACCCAAATAACGAGTCACTTGTAACTATTGTTTACCATGCAGAAAGTGGTGAATGGATGAAGAGTGAGCAGATATTGAGAATGAAAGACCTGAATAACCCACAGGCTCAAGGTTCTGCTATTACTTACGCAAGACGCTACGCTTTAGCATCTATCTTTAATCTTAACCAAGAAGATGATGACGGCAACGCTGCAAGTGGTCACAAGGTTACTGCTGTAAAAGAGCATTTAAACTCAAAGCATCCAATGTGGAGTAAGGCTCTTGAACACTTATCAAAAGGTGGTAGTGTATCTGACATTGAAGCAAAGTACGTTTTGACGGACGAAGTTAGAATTTTATTAACGGCTACTAAATGAATGATTGAAAAAGGATGGAAGTTACAATTACATCATCAGCAGAAAGATGGCAAGAGGCGAGATTATCTCGCTTCACAGCCTCGGAAATCCATAAACTAATGGGGAGTTCTCGAAATGGGAACTCTCTCTCTAAAACAGCAGAGACTTTTGTCTATGAGAAAGCAGCAGAGATTCTCACCGGTCAGAAGAAACAAATCTTCGGTCAGGCTCTTGATTGGGGGATCGAACACGAGTCACACGCATTCAGTAAGTTCTCACGTATCACATTTGAGGAGTTTACTTACTATGGTGGGGAGACCTACGTTTTTATTCCTTACGGAGACTTTAGCGGATATTCTCCTGATGGCTTGAGTAAAGATGCCATTCTTGAGATTAAATGCCCGTATAACTCTGCAATTCACTTGAAGAACTTTGAAATCTACGATGCTGATAGTTTAAAGGAGATTCACCCAGAGTACTATTGGCAAATGCAACTTGGCATGATTACCGCCAATTTAGAAAAAGGGTACTTTGTTTCGTTTGATCCACGAATGCCAATGGGCAAAGATATACACGTAGCAGAGATAGAATTGCATTTAGTGAAGGAAGAGATAGATGAGAAGTTAGAGGCTGCATCAGAACTTTTAACAAAAATCTTAAAATAATTTTGTAATATTAAAAGAATAGTTTAATTTTGAACCCATGATAGACGTAGGATATTTATTAGCAGGATTAGTCATTGGTGGAATATCAGTGCTAATTAAGATTTATTTCGACTACTTAAAATTTCAAAAGTGGCTTGACCAACAGCAAGAGGCAACACCTTACCAGTTAGAAAAGCCTGTTAGAGTTAGCAGACATCAATCGGAGGTTTTTAACCGTTCAATGATACGTATCAGAAAGGAGTTAAAGAAATGAAACTATACACAGAATTTGAAGTAAAATTTGCTATAGATATAGCAAGATGTCAACCCGATAAAACTTTTGATGAAGTTTTAGAAGAACTAACCCCCATCGAACTACCAAGTGATGAGGAAATCAAAGAAGAAATGGGTTATGATGCTTTTGACCCTGACGACATAGCTTATTATGGAGGCATTGATTATATGCGTGATAAAATACAAGGAGGTAACAAATGAACAACAATAAACAAAGTAGCAGTTTAGAATATTTAATCGAACAAATCTTCTCTGGTCATCATAGACAATGGGAAAAGGAAATCGCTAAAGCCAGAGAACTATTTAAGCTTGAAAAAGAACAGGCTTATTTAGATGGCTATAATGAAGGGTTTAAGAAGGCAACTGAAATCGTAAATAACTTTTTTAACAATGAGCAACAATAAACAAAGTAGCGTAGAGTGGTTGATTGAGCAAATTTTATTAAAACATCCAA